TAGTACTAGTCTATGTAGTTTATAATCTAAATCGTAAGGTAATCAAACAAGAAGACGTGTTAGAGTACCAAGTTGATTATTTAAGGAAAGTTTCGTATCTTATTAGTGAATCAAAAATTTACGTTGAACAATTAGATGAGTCAGGAGCATTTAGATCAGATGATGAAGTAGGAGTTTTCTTCAATTTCATGAAAGAAATACAAGATACAATAAATGATTTCCGTCTCCCAGAAGACTATGGCAAAACCACCAAATAAAGATAACTACTATTTCACACAAGAAACAGAGGATGCAATCGTAAGATATAACGCATCCTCTGATCCTGTTTTTAGGGATAATGTATTTAAAAAAGAGATATATCACCCCCTTTATAAACTAGCAGAGAATATTATACATACTTTTAAATTTTACTACTTAGATGTAGATAGTATAGAGGATTTAAAGTTAGATGTAGTTAGCATGCTTGTAGAAGAGAAACTTCATAGATTTGACTCTACCAACGGAGCTAAAGCATTTTCCTATTTCCAAACAATAGTAAAGAGGTGGCTTATCAATTACAATAACCGTAATTATAAGAAACTAAAGCAAATAGGGTCTTTCGAAGAAATGGAAGATTCTTATGAAGTAGAAGGTTTACCGGATTCTGAAAGAAGAATAACTCTAGCAGTGATAGTAAATTACTTTGTTGAAAGTAGTTATGATAATATGGAGGAGATCTTCCCTAAAGAACAAGACCAGAGAGTAGCAGATGCTATTCTAACCTTATTTAAAACACGTCATGATTTAGAGATTTTTAGAAAGAAAGCTCTGTATATCTACATAAGAGAAATGACTGATTGTGAAACTCCTACACTTACACGGGTAATATCTAAACTAAAAGAAGAGTTCTATAAAATATACAAAACCTACCAAGATGCAGGTTTTTCTATTCAATAACATATCTTTCGATATTTATATAATAAATAGACTATGGGATTAGAGACAACAATATTTGGAAAAAAGACCGTTTCTGATGTTTTAAAAGAAATTTACGACAATTCTAAGAATAAAGAGAAACAGATTAACGCTCTTATTGGAGAGTTAAAACCTCTTGTTGAGAACATAGGAGATGCAACTTTAGTTGTTCCTATGATTAAAGAGTATTTAGAAGTTGGAGTAAAGAATGACGAACATCTTATTAAAATGGTAGCACTTGTTCAAAGACTTGAAGGAACAGGAAAAGGGTCTGAAACAGACTTTTTTAACCCAGAAGAGCTTGCAAAACTAATGGAACAGAGTGAAGAACTAGGGAAGCAATTAGATAAAAAAGACGAAGAGTAATGGCGAGTAAATCACATTTTACACCCAGTAAAGGCTCTTCAGGAAGTTCTACAGGAGGATCGTCATCAGGAGGACAGTTTGGAAGAGTAGTAAGCACTATTCTATCTATAAACGACCCTAACTGTAAAGACCCCTCTATGTTAAATGGAGTATTCTATAAATTCCCTAAAGTACCAGGGGATGAAAGTCAAATAGATTCTTTACAGTTTGCTTACCAAGGAAGTGCTACAATGAGGGTGATCCCTATGGAAGGTGAAATGGTTCAGATAGAATCAGCACCAGGAGCAAATAGTCAAGGAACACCAGGTGCGACAGTGAAATACTGGACTAAAATAGTTAATATCTGGAACTCACCTCATCATAATGCCTCTCCAGATACAAAGCAAGTAGGGTGGCAAGATAGGTTAATAGGGGGGGCAGCAGAAGCAGCTAACATAAATCCACTACAGGCAGCACCTGGAGATACTTTAATAGAAGGTAGATTAGGTCAATCTATAAGATTTGGAGGAAATAGAGGAGTAGAATCTACTTTAATTGGAGATTCAAATAATGGAAGCCCTTTAATCATTATAAGTAATGGTCAAATAGCTACAGATAACGGGATAGATCCTATAGAAGAAAATATAAACGATGATTTTAATTCCTTATATTTTACATCAAAACACGTAATACCGCTTAAGTCTATTAATACAAAAAGAGATTCTTACGATGTACCGCCTATCACTTCTGATAGGTATTTAGGTAACCAAGTACTTTTGAATGGAGGAAGGTTATACTTTAATGCAAAAGAGGATAGTGCTTTTATTTCCGCTAAAGAATCTATAGGATTAAATGCAAGAACTTTAAATTTCGATGCAACAGACTATATGTGTGTAGATGCCAAGCAGATATACTTAGGGGTAAAAGCTAGAACAGCAAGAACAAAAGAACCTGTAATATTAGGAAGACAGTTAGAAAACTGGATGAATTCTCTATTAGATGCACTAAGTAGTGTAGCATCTGCATTATCATCAGCTGCAGCAGTAAGCGGAGGTCCAGTAACACAACTAAACGCAGCAGGACCAGAACTACAAGCAGTAGTAAAATCTTTAAGAACTCAGATAAAACAATTTCAATCAAATAAAGTCTTCACAGAGTAATGGCAGATATACAACCAACACCAGAACAGTTAGAAGTTGCTGCTACTACCAGAAAAGAACTAGCACTTCAAGAGCTTGCAAGAGCAGAGGAATCCATTGAAAGAGCAAAGAATTTAGCAAAATCAGATGCAAGACTCACAAAAATAAGTGCATCTCTAGAGAAAGCACAAGCTGCTAAGGCACAGTTTGATGAAGCAAAAGCAAAATTTGAAGCTTATAAAGCAAAAGCAGAAGCTGCGGCAAAAAGAGCAAAAGACTTACAGAGGAGGATACAAGAAACTAGAGCACTACTAAAAGCAGCAGGACCTTCCGCAAAAGGAATTGCAGGAGTAATTGCAATACAGATAGGAGGAATGCGAGGAAAACTTGTTGCTCAAGTACAGCAAAGAGTTTTAGAAGCTCTAAGTAAATTTGTTAATGAATGTCCAAATGCAAAAGAACTTCAAAGAATTGTAAAGACTAAAAATAATCTTTCAAAAAATATAGGAGCTTTTCAAAAAAGAGCACAGCAATATAAAGGTACAGCAGGGCAGTTGGTAAGTATAGCAAGTACTGTTAGATTAGCTATTACAATTATCAAAAACATACCAATACCGACAGCAATAATACCTCCACAAGTAGGAGGTTTAGGTATACCAGCTAATATTTTAACTAGATATTCAGATAAATTAATACAATTAGATAAGCTTGTAGAAAAATATACAAACGAAGGTAATGCAATTCTATCAACAGTAGATGCCATAATACCGCCTATTGACAATATAAAAAACAGATTAGATTCAATAGATATTGCAATTCAACAATGTAGTACTGATAGTGCAACAACTGCAGATTTAGCCGCTATATTAGCAACAGCACAACCTAAAGGTAACACAGGTACAGAAGGTACTCCTATAGATCCACTAACAGGGCAACCTGATCCAAAATACACATATAGAGGGTATACTTTAGCTGTTATACAGGATCCTAACTCTCCTAAAATAGCACCAAGAAGGTATGCTGTAGCAAGAGATGGAAGAGGGGTAATTGTACTAAGAGGGCAGCCATCTTTTAGTTCTTCTACAGATATACTTCTAGAAGAATTGAAATTTAGAATAGATAATCAATTACCATAATATAACTATTTATTAATATGAAGTTAGACTTATTAAAAAACCTAATTAAAGAAGCAGTTCGAGAAGCAGTTCGAGAAGAGTTAGCAGTAATTCTTTCTGAAGATGTAAAACCTGTTTCAAACAAACCCGTAGTACAACATGTAACGAAGTATGCAGACCATAAACCCATAGTTGCAAAACCAGTACCTACAGGTAATCCTATTATGGATTTAATGAATGAGACAAAACATTCAATGACTCAGGGAGAATACCAAAACCTAGTAAGTGCAACATCTGATATGGTATCTGCACCAGGATTAGGTATGAACCCAATGATGGAAAACTTTAGACAAGGTCCTGAACCGGGGTTAGATATATCTCAGTTTGACTTCATGATGAGAGCAGGAGATGTTTTTAAAGCATCGGTTGAGAAAGATAAACAAAGATTCGGAGGATAATGGCATTTAGTGTACAAAAAATACATCCAATAGATTTACAACCTAGGAAAGCAGTTGGCGTTAGTCTCCCGTTTTCCTCTAAGGCTGTATTCAACTCTACATACACAACAAAAGATGCACTTAAATCTAATTTAATTAATTTCTTTTTAACAGGAAGGCAGGAAAGGTTTTTAAATCCAAATTTTGGAACAAACCTAAGAACATTATTATTTAACCAAATGACACCGGATACTCAAGAAGAGATCAGGATAGAGGTTAGAAGAGGAATAGTAGATTGGTTTCCTAATGTAATAATAGAACAGCTCCTAGTAGAAGAAATACCAGACACACATACTGTAACAATCTACATAAGATATAGTGTAGATCAAACAAATATACAAGACGAATTATTAATTAATTTCGAACAATAATGGCTCAAGATAGAGATATAAAATATGTAAATAGGGATTTTACCGATTTTAAAACCCAGTTAACTGAGTACGCAAAGAATTACTTCCCAGACGCTTATAACGACTTCTCCCCAACATCACCAGGTATGATGTTTATAGAGATGGCTGCATATGTAGGTGATATTTTATCTTTCTACCAAGACACACAACTTCAAGAAACATACCTACAATATGCTAAAAACCCTGCAAATTTATATAACTTAGCTTATATGATGGGGTATCGTCCAAAAGTTACTACAGTTTCAGAAGTAGATATAGAAGTATCTTGTACAATATTACCAGGTACTGATGGTGAACCAAACTGGACTACAGCACCGCAACTATCATCAGGAACACAACTTGCATCTACAACCTCAGGTCAAGCTAGGTTTATTATTGATCAACCAGTTGATTTTAGTTTTTCTAGTTCATACAATCCAACAACAGTTGCAATCTCTCAACTAGATCCTATTACTTTTATTCCTACTGAATTTATACTTAGAAAAACAACTAAAGCATATTCAGGAGAGATAAGAACTGTAACAGAAGCAATTGGAACTGTTGAAAAATTTAAGACAATAACAGTAGACGATACTAATATAGTAGGAATTCATTCTATAGTAGATAGTGACGGATATACATGGTATGAAGTTCCTTTCTTAGGGCAAGATACTATTTTTAAAGATACCCCTAACGTAGGAGCATCAGACAGTAACGTAGCTCCGTACTTATTAACTTTAGAAAGAGTACCTAGGAGATTTGTTACTAGATTTAACTCTACAGGACAATTACAGATACAGTTTGGCTCAGGAGTAACAGGTACTACTGATACAGTATTAACACCAGATCCTACTAATATCGGATTAGGGCTTGCACCATTTAATATTAATATTGACTATGCATACGATCCATCTAACTTCCTAATTACACAGACTTACGGGTTAGCTCCTTCTAATACCACACTTACTATTAGGTATATAGTAGGAGGAGGAGTAGCAGCTAATGTACCTGCAAATACAATTACAACTATAATAAATGCAAGCTATTTAGGGAATACTTCAAGACAGTCAACAGTAGCGTTTAATAACCCCCAAGCAGCTACTGGAGGTAGAGATGGAGATACGGTAGAGGAATTAAGACAGAATGCTCTTAAATCTTTTAACGAACAAGGTAGGACAGTTTCTTTACAGGATTATATCGTTAGATCTCTGTCACTACCGTCGAAATATGGCTCAATTGCAAAGGTATAT